ATGCTCACGATCTACCGCAGGCATCGCGCGGGCTGCAAACACCGCTCCCGACACTACAAGAAGTGCTTTTGCCCGATCTGGGTGCAAGGCGTCCTGGATGGCGTCCCTGTGCGCCGGTCCCTCGACCTCACGGGCTGGGAAGCGGCAAATCGCAAAATCCATGAGCTTGAAACGCACGGGGAAAAGAACGCGATTTCCGTAAAGGACGCCTGCGAGAAATTCAAGGCCGATTGCAAGGCTCGGAACCTGAGCGCCGCGACGATAAAAAAATACAAATATGTTCTGGGTGAGCTGGAGGAGAAATTCGGCTCCGTTCCCGTGCGCGCCATAAGCGTGGACGATCTGCGGGCGCTTCGGCAGGGATGGATATTCGCCGCTTCTACCGCGCGAAAGCGCGTCGAGTACCTGAGGTCTTTTTTTGCGTTCTGCGTTTCGTCGGGATGGATCGCTCTGAATCCGGCAAAGGGCCTGAAGCCGCCCGTTCAACGTACTTCGCCAACGCTTCCATTCTTGCAAGAAGAATGGGAGAAAATCCTGTGGGGTTTGGAAGCATACGGTGATATTCACGAACAGAGTCCAGAAAGGATTCGGCGGCAATTAAGAGCGCTAGTGCTTCTGATGCGATTTTCTGGGTTACGTATTTCTGATGCGGTTTCATTGAAGCGGGATAGGATTGATTTTAAGGCAAGCAGATTATTTGTCTACCAAGCGAAAACGGGGCAGCCGGTGTGGGTTCCCCTGCCGAAAGGTGTGCTCGCGGCCTTGAAGGATTGCGACGAGGGAAACGAGCGCTATTTTTGGACCGGGCCGGGGACGCTGCAAACGACGCAGACAAAATGGCAGGCGCGGCTCAAGAAGGTTTTCGCAATTGCCGGCATTCCAAACGGCCACTCACATCGCTTTCGCGACACGTTTGCGGTTGAGCTGCTTTCGAAGGGCGTGAGCCTGGAGACGGTTTCGATCTTGCTCGGGCACCAAAGCATTGCGGTTACGCAGAGGCACTACGCTCCGTGGGTTCAGGCGAGGCAGAATGCGCTTGAAGAGGCGGTGAAGAGGACGTGGGTTTAGCGGTTCGTGAGAGAAGATGTATATCTAGAACGCCATGCCGGTGATCCGCCAGCCGTCATCATAGAGACGAAGCGACGCTGTTGCTTTTGCCGGCATTTCGGACTGCGGCTGCAGAGCTTTTAGTATTGTGAATATTTGGGTATTTTTCCATTGATAGGTAAACTCGGCCGTCGCCGATGTGGGGGTAGCTCCCTGGACGATGCCTGTTACCTGCACAACATCATTGGTGGCGACGACGGGTTTGAAAACGGTGCCGTCACCTTGTGGTGCGGAAGGCCATTCCTTAAAAATATCCTGCCCTTTCGGTGTTAATGTCACGAGATAACCTATTCGCTGGCCGAAGGGACACCTAAATTCAGAGGCAGGCGCAAGGATGGATAGACCTTGAGGCTCAAGTGAAGCGAGCAAATAAAATGGAGATTCTGGGAGATTAGGCCCAATCAGTCTCATGTCGTTATAGAAAGCTCTGATTGAAGCGAGATCAAGATTTGTACAGAAGTGTCCAGACGCAACTACAGCGATGCGATTTTTGTTGAGGGCGTTGTGGATCAATTTTGCCGCTTGCGGCCTTGTAAGCGATTTATTTTGTGCACATCCGGAAGCGGTAAGGACCGCGAGGACAATTATCGTAAGAGATAACGTTCGGAAGAAGTGCCCCATTGTCCGATCTCCTTATGCTATCTGTCGTTTCATGGCGTCACATTTTTGCATCAAGGTCTACTAAGTTGCAAGTGCTATTTGCATTCCGATTACGGATGCGCGTTGGCTATTATTGTCCGCCGATTTTTTCCTTTAGCGTAATGAGGTAGACCATCTGGTCTATCGCCTCGCTGATCGCTTCGTCGATGAGATCCTCCGCCGATAGCTGCAGGAGGTCGGACCCGTGCTCAGCCGCCCCTTTGCGATATTTGGCATCTACCAGCGCGGCGAAATTATCTTTGATGCTTTGGAGATGGGATTCTTGAGACTGGTCCATTTCTTTCTTAAATATGTTTTCTGTTCCTTCTTGGAGGCTCCCCCCCTACCCCCCTCTTTTTTTCGGAAAATCCGAAACGATAGGTGGTAAGAGGAAGCCAATATGTCCTTGTTCCCTTTTCGCCTTTCTGCCGGACGAATTGGCTTATTTGATACGGGCAATTTAGACTCCCCCGTTTTGACTCCCCGGAGTGCGGCGATTCTCTGACTGATGAGGGATAACGGCAAGTGAAATAAATGTCGAGAATATGCAGTCTCTTAGCTAGGCCGAAGGGAAAGACGAAACCCTGTCACCTTCCGGTGACTACGGTCTTTTTTTCGGAATGGTTTTCTAGCGCCATCTCCTCCCCCATTAGTCAAAGAACAGCCGCAAAAAGCAAAACTCCCAGCCCATTGCAGAATCTCATTTATGAGATGAGATGGCCCTTTAACGGGCTAGGCTGAGAGTTTTGCTCCTCTTGCAACGAGGTGAAGTCCTTACTTCCTATTCAACGTAGCATTTTGGCGAAAGGTTACAAGCGCCGGTCTGGGGATAACTCAGGGGGAGTGGAAAAAATCCCACATTGCCTTGATGATTGGCCGAATCTCATGGAAGGCAAAGTCAGTGAAAAGGATCAGGATGACGACGGTGCTCACAATCTCGAAATAACGGAGCTTGAAGCGAACGAGGGATTTTTCGAAAGGCGGCTTCGGCAAGACAATCCTCTATTCTCCCGGCGAATAGAAGGTTGTGTCCATTAGCTGTTAGTCAGCTTCTGCCCTGCCGGAACGGGCCTTGTTTTGTTCCTGGATAGGAGTTTTTCAGCTGAGTGGCTTCCGCATCCTTTGGAAAGAACGCTGGCACCTAGATCAGCTAGTAAATTGTAGCAAATTGGGAATCGAGGAAACAAGAAAAAACCGCCGTCCCTTTTCGCGTTTACTGGCGGTGTAAAAGCGATGCTTTTAGCTTTTGGATTAAAAGGTCTACGTAGATTCGACCTGGGCAAGCCCCATACTCTTGCCTAGAGATATTACCGTTCTGTGGGCAGTTTCATTACAGGAGTCCCGTGATATATGCACAGGTCCATCTATGCAGTTGTCCGTGGCTGATCATCCAGTCGGCCACTTTGATTGCCGCCTGGGGGATCAAAGGCGTAGAGGACACGCCAGCAAGCGGGGCAAAGGTGCTCCAAGTTGCTGTCCCATTGAATTGAAGCAGTCCGAAGCTCATCAGGTGGTTTGAGTCCATCCTCGCTATGTTCGTGTTCTGGCTTTCGCATTTGATGAGTTTTCTGAGGATCGCAGGGTTTTGGGCTCCTGCGGTCATTTCGTCAATCTCCGCTTGGCTATATACCCTCGGCTTTGGCTCAAAAACTACCGGAGCCGGGCTTTTGGCGTGGGCAACGGGAATTACGCTATAGCGGGCGGAATGGAACAAAGACAGTGAAAATAGGATGAAGACGGCGCAAAGTAGTTTTTTCAAATGTTAGGGGGCAGCCCCTAGACCCTATTGGGTCGTCTCCGGTATGAGCGGAGAGATTGGTTTGGCGACTGGTGGGGAAACTCGCTAAATCCTGGCAACATCCTCACGAGATTGCCAGATTTTAGAGAACTAGGGCTGCGGCGGCTGGGGCAGCACTGGAACGGTAGCTGACGATCCGTCCGAAAGATTTACCGTCACTGGCGGTACCGTTACGGATACCACTGTCGGGCAGCTGGGATTTCCAGCGGCGATGACGGTCTGTAAGTCCGTGATCGCTTGGTTCAAGGCAGTAACGACGTTATCGAGTGAAGTCGTGTCAATCGCCTGAAGTTCTGCGAGAACGCTTTGAAGAGTGGGTTGCATGTGTTTATGGTGTTTGTGATTCCGACCTTTATGGTGCTTTCGTCTCTTAATGGGCACTAGCTTAAGTCTGCCAAACCTCCGTGGGAATGCAATGGGGATAAACTAGCGGCGATTTAGGCGGTGGAGCTCCATATGGTGCGTTCTACAGAGCCAAAAGTCCAGGCTGTTATGTAGAAAAAAGCCGTCCTTTTTGGGAGCGTGGACGGCTACGCTAGTGGAGGGAGGGCGTTTGCCCTTAGTGCGGCTCTGAATCGTCATTGAGCGTCAAGGGTTTTACCCCAAGATTTTCAATGGCAAGGACGAACGAGGTGGAACACACGTCGCAGAGGCAAGCATCCGCGAACTCTTTGATGTCCTTGTACTCCAATTCTTCGCTTTCTTGGCTTTCTTGGCTATGGATCGCGTCGGTAAGTTCATCGAGCCGGAAGACCCAGAACGTACCGCATAACCCAGAACAATACACCAGGACGTAGTTTTCTTTGAGTTTAGGGGTCATTTGAGTGACTCCTTTCGAAAGCGCGAAGACAACAATCGTCTTGCCCAATGGTCGCGGGCGCGCCGCCGGTATATTTCAAAGTGCCGGTCGCGAGCGACGGCAATACTTTCCCTTCGAGTCCAGTGATCGTCAGATTGTGCGTTATCGTCGTTGCGCCGCTTGCGGTGCCGGTAGCATCGCCTGTCGCAATGATCGTGATCGTCTGGTTGCCCGTGAGATAACCTTTATCGTTCACGAACTGGGAGATGGACGTGGTCGCGAATCCTATCGCGCCCGAGCCACTGATTGTGATTTGGTTCGCCACGCCGGAATAGCCGATATTGGTGCGCGCGGTTGACGTGTTCGTGAGATCTGAGAGATTGTTTCCGGCCACGAGGAAGTACGCGGCGTTCTGCAGCGCCGCCGATCCCAGTCCGAGGTTCGTCCTGGCGGTCGAGGTATTCGTGAGGTCGCTTAAATTATTCGATGCAATGAGATAGAGCCCATTGTTCGCCCAGATTCCGATTGAGGTCGTTGCAGGCTGTACTTCGATCGTGTTGCCCGAGGGGTTCGTGACCTTGAAAAACGTGCCATCGCCGATGATTGAAAAAGTCGTACTTGCTCCGGAGACCGGCGAGATCGTGATAGCGCCGCCTGCGGTCGCCGCGATCGTTATCGTTCCCGATCCGTTTGTGATCGAGATGTTCGTGCCAGGGGTGAGAAATGCGGGAGTGTACGTGTTTGCGCCGTTGCCGATCAGAACTTGACCGGAAGACGGAGGCTGGCTCGTTCCCGTGCCTCCGAGCGCGGGAGGATACGCTGCCGCATGAACAGTCAAAAGCTGCCCAATGATTGCGAAGGCGAATAATGCACTTATGCCGAAAAGGAATTTCTTCATTGATAAACAGCTATGTGAGGTTGGACGGATAAATATTGGCTTGGCGGGGTTATATAGGTAATCGTAATGCCTGAGATTGTGTAGTCAATCCCCTGGATCTGCGGCTGGCGGCCGAGCGAGAGCTGAACCGAGTTGGGATCGAATGGCGTGATGGAGCCGTTCAGCGTGAACGTCGCATTGTTGCCGTCAATCGTGCCGTTCACGGTGACCAACCGCCACGGCTTTTGCAGGTTGTTCCCGATGTCCGTAATCATCTTGGCGGTGATGCCGAGCATGATCGAATAGGTTTTGCCCGCGGTGTTCTTGGTCGAGGCCGCCGTTCCTTCCTGAGCTCGCGTGATCGTGAGCGTATTTCCGGAAACTCCGGTGACGCGGACGATCTCGGCGTTCGGGTCGTTCGAAGGGTCGGGATAATCCGTGCTGTTCCACCACGTTGCGTTCCAAGATGGCGAAGGCAACAATGAACCGCCTGAAGACAGGACGATGGAGGTATCACTCGAACCGTAGCCGGTGCTGACGGTGAGCTTGATCAGATTGGCGACGGGATCGAGCGTCATGGATCAGACGGTCAAAACCTCGCGGCACTGTTCGATCAGTGCTTTTTCTTCAGGAATCTTTTTTCCGTGGCAAGATGAGCAAAGAGTCTGAAGATTGTCCAGTGAATTGTCGTGGGAGATTCGGTACATGATGATATGGTCAACGGACAATGGCATTCCTACGAGCTGTAATTGTTCCTGTTCGGTGCGTCCGCATTGAACACACTGAAAGCCGTCGCGAGTCTTGGCTACAAGCTTGATGTCATCCCAATCTTTGCCGCGCCACCATATCTTTCCGCCTAGATAGTTGTGGTGGAGTGCGCCGGTTCTACCGCGCATCCAATTCGTTTCAATCTTTGAAGCGGAGATTTTTGCTCTTACTGCCGATGATTTCGCGGGATTGTTATCGCCACGCAGTTTGAAATTGGGAACGCCGCGATTCCAGTTCTTAAAAGCTAGCGCTTCGTGCGCACCTTCGATGATCTGCCGTGCGTCACTGAGTCCACTGCGATATCGGAAAAACATATGGTGGGATTCCGAACAGAAACAGCGCCGTTTGGCTCGTGACGACGTTCTCTCAAGCTCTCTGTTGCAATAGGCGCAGTTGACTTTCATGGATCATATTTCGATATCCTCCGGACGAATAAAACATTGGCAAAATGGATGTAAAGGAGGCGCGCCAACATCGCCGTAGTCCAGGGACATCGTTTTCGCGTCGTCGCCTTCGCCAGCAGTGAGGCTGTCACCATTGTTGAAGAACGTGCCGTCCACCGGAATCGTTTTGCCATTCATCTCCAGGCAGAACGGGCAGGGATTGTTCGCGTTGTACCACCGCACCGTCTTCACGACGCCGGACTGTTGCCATGCCGATTTGAGCGCGCTATTGGCGGTTCTGAACGATTCAGTCTTCGCTACCATTGCGGCACGGCTCTCGTCGCTCCAGTCGTAGATCTGCTCGACGCGCTTCGTGATGTCGGCAAGGCTCTCTCCGGCGGCAAGGCCGTCATTGATGTGCGATTCAAGCGCCGCGAGCGTCGTCTGGTTGTAGCTCTCCGACATCATCTGCACGGACTGCTTGACCGCCGCGCGGGTCGTGTCGTTGAAAGGGTTGAGCTCGGGCTGGCCGATCTCTGCCGCTGCCGAACGTGACTGGTGCTCAAAGAGCGTCTCCATGATCGGCGTCACAGCATTCGTCGTGATCGAGATCCAATTGTCGATATTGAAGAGTTTCGTAGGGTCGATAGCTTTTGCAATCGCGCTTGGCAAGTTGGCGAGCACTTCCTTTCTCTGCTCGCCGTTGATCTTGCGCATGGTTTCAATGACTTCGCGTTCCGCAGCGCTTGTGTAGTCACTGAACTCTTTCCAATGCGCCTCGTCCTGCTCCTTCGTCGCACCGAACTTCTTCGTAGGATTGTCGAGCTTCGCCTTGAGAGATTCCCTGATCTTCTCTACGAGAGATTTGGACATCTCAGCGCGGTTCTTTGCTCGTGCCGCGAGCTTCGTCCTCACCGGACGGAATGCCACGCGCTCGCCGTTCGCCGCTTTCTGTACTTTTCCTTCAAAAGACTTCTCGATTGATTTGTCCGGCTGGCCGCCGCTCGGCTGCGGTTGCACGTCGCCGTCGCCTTCGGGACTGCCGGACGGTGCCATCGTGGTCGGACTCATGAGCACATCGCCGCCCTCTACCGGACCCAAGCCCATGAACTCGTCGCGGGCTTCGTTGATGGTGAGGATCGGCTGGCTTGCGACGGCTGCCTGCATTTCGATTGTGCGAGCGCCACGGTCTTCGGGCACCGGATCAATAAAGCTGATGTAGAGGTCATCGCCATAGCGCGGGACAAGCTTCTCGTTAAGGAACCCGCAGATGAGCTGCATATGAGGTTTCACGACGCGCTTGCTGAAGACGTAATCCGCCGTCTCGGCTGTCGCGCGATTCGTGTCAGATTCCGCCGTCCCTAAGATGGTCTTTGAAACACCGAACAACGCGAGAATGCGGTCCCGCATATCAATCGAGAGGTTCCTGAAGTCCATATCCTTAGGGTTCGTACCTACAACCGTTGCTTTAACTCCTTTCGGCAAGACACCGACGCGGTTCATGTTGTCGATGCCTTCGTGCATATCGGCGAAACCAACTTTGATCGCTTCGAGCTGTGCTTCCGCTACTCCTTCTGTTTCAAGGAACATTGCCGGCCGCGCGCCATTGATAAAGAACTTGCGGTTGAACTCCATCGCATAGTTGTCGTTGTCGATGTACTCGGCGCCCGCCTGGACGATGCCGCGCCCTTCGAAGGGATTGCCGGGGTCTGGCAAACGGAAGTGGACGATGCAAGCAGGGTCGAAGATGAGGTTCTTCGATTCAAGTTTCAGTTTGTAACCTTTCACGGAATAGGGGAACACGGTGCGGTCAACGAGCGGCGTGACCTTGGTCGGGTCCATGAGGTAGATGGAGTCCGGTTTCGTGAGTTCGTCCTTCACCGGATTGCCGCGCTTGTCTGTCAAAAGCCAATAGCAGTTTCCGACGAGGTTCAGATGGGCTGAGGTCAGGTACTTCAGTTCCGGCCCGATCATGTCCGGATTCACGCCATCCAAGAGGTTGAGGATGTCGTGCTCGGTCTGTTCCTTGTGGTTCTTGCCGCTCACCTGGAACAGCCGGAAGTCGATGTTTTGCACTTCCCTGCCGATCGCGTTTACCGCCGCGTAGACATAGCCTTTGTTGTTGCCCATCGCCTTCTCGGGATCGATGTGCGACCCGCCGCCCGGCCGGTTGATGGCGAACTGGCTGCTGTCGTTTGCAAACTCGCCGAACTTCCCGCCTACCGCTTTCCTGATACCGAAGCGGTCGAATTTGATATCACGTTCCTGGTGGTAGAGTTCCGGCTCGATGCGGGATGCGAAGGGATTGAGCTTGCGGAATGCTCGGAGAGGCCAGCTTGGGGCTTTGGCAGTGAGGCTGCGGGGTTGGTTCTTCGGGTCTTGCGCCATTCTCTATGCGGGCATAATTTTTCCTTCCTCGATCTTGAATGTGTTCGTCTTGCAGTAAGGACAGGTGAGCGGGATCTCAAGCGTGAGCGGCTCGATGGAAAGTATCTTGTGGTTGCGAGTTGTGGCGAGCGGGCCGTTGCATGTCGGGCAGTTCATGATGATCGTGTCGATCTCAGGCCATAAAAGTTCGACGATCTGCTTCAGTTCATACTTCTTGCCGAATGCGTTCCACCAAAGGCGCTGAAGCAATCCGCGCGGCGGCTCCAATGGCTCAGATTGATACGTGATATGAGGTGCGCGCTTTGCAACGAAAACATACTCGCCGGGATGCGCAAGGTCGGCTGATGTGGGAACACGACGGACTTCAAGGGCTTGCATGGAGGGGATTGACTTCAGTCTAGTACCTTGGCGAGAAAAAGCTATGTGGATATCTGGTGGCGATAACCTATTAAACTTGTTTCAAAGTGGTTGGACCGTGGTAAGATTCCGCGCTAGGGAGAAGCTTATGAAACCTCTTTTCGCGGCACTTGTAATACTCGCGGCTGGTTTTCTGCAGGTAGCCGAAGCTGGATCACGCATCATCAGTTCGTACACTGAGGCAAGTGGGAGTCAACACCCTGGAACCGCTGCAACTAGTGGACCCGCTACCGTGACATGTACAAGCGTAGCCGGCACGAATTGTACTTGCTTTATAACCGGACCCGGAGTTGCAAGCCAGGTTCCTAAGAATGGCCAGGTTGGCACTACCGGTGCAGGCACCGTTACATTGATTTGCAACGGTAGCGGGCCTCTTAGGTGTCAAGCACGGGTAGACGGACCAGTGGCAAGCAAGTGATAAGAAGGACGACGACAAGAAGGACAATACCCCAAAATTGGATTGAGGGCTTAGCCATCAATCCAATGGATCTTCGGCAACTCCAACCCCTGACTGACGAGGCCTTGCAGCAAATAAACCAGAGCATCATTAAGGTCGTCATGCGACTCGACGCCCAGGTTGAATATCTGCCCGAGCAATTCCTCGCATCCGGTTCTCGGAAATAGCACCGTGCCGTTTTTGATGTATGGCGCGACGACCTGCAGCCTGGCACGTTTGTCGCCCTGCGGCTTCATCGGAACGACGGGAAGCAATGCCCACTCCATCTCCTGTATGGCGGCTTTTTGGTACGCAACGTCTTCGACAAAGAAAATGTTTGCACCTCCCAGTTCACCGGGTATGTTCCGGACTTTGAGCAGGAAGTTGTGGAAGGTGACGTGTTCGTTGTATGAGTTCGGCCGGATGTAGATTTTCGGCGCGTTGTCCACATAGAACACTTCCCCGCTCACGATGGCCGTATAGTCCGCGCCTTCCTTTTGCGAGATTGCGAGGTCAACGCCGTGGCCTTTTAGAGCCGCGACACCGGTCGGCCGTTCGTCGTAATAATGAATGTCTTCCGGCCTGATGACCGCTTCGTCGTCGGCAACGATCTTCAGCAACATTTCCCTCTGCCATGCGATCGCGCCCATATCCCGTTCTTTGTCCTTGAGCGATTGCTCGGTGGGATACATTGCCGGCCATGTGCATACGCCGTCATTTGTGAGGAGCGGGAATTCGAGGACTTTGAATCCGGTGCCGGGCGCTCGAAGGCGGGAAAGCAGCGCGTCCATGTGCAAAAGGTTTCCGATGACGACGAGCTTCCCTTTGCGCGCGTCCATGCCAGGCATGACCTCGGAATGAAGCCAACGATCGGTCTTATCCCTGTTTTCTTTCGTCCTGACCCATTCGCCGTCTTCCGGGTCGTCCACGATGACAAGCTTCGGCCGGTATTGGAGATGGCGGAGGCCGCGCACTTTCTGGCCGCGGGATCGGGCAAGGATACGGACGCCGTTCGAAAGGACAATGTTCTGCTTCTGCCACTCCTCCCCGTCGCCCTGGAGCGAGAAGTCCTCGATGACGTTACCCTTGATCTCGCCATAATCTTGCTTGATGAGGAGATTGTTTTCGAGCTCGTACTTGATGGCGCTGATGTTGAGCGTCGCCTGTCGGGTGGAATCGGAAACGAGGATGATGAAAGGAAATTTCTCGGGATGTTCGAGCGCGGCCCATAAGGGCAATGCCAGTGAGCCGAAGGTAGATTTGCCGGAACCGCGAAAGCCGATGATGAGAAGACGTTTGAGCTTTTCGTCTTCAAGCGCATGGACGAGTTCAGGATGGAAGGTTGCGGGCGGGTCAGTGAAGTAGCCGCTAAGGTTGACCAGCGAAAAACCGAGGAGGGTTTTGGCGGACTCTCTGCGTGCCTCGTACGTCTCGAAAAATGACTCAGGCGGGGGTTTCTGAGCTTGTGTGGGTGGTTCCTGCATCCTCCTTGGGGGCTTGCAATAAGCCCCAGTTTTCGAACACGGACCGGATAGCCTGCTTGCGTTCCTCCGGGAGCGGGGTGTTGCGGATCGTGGCGTCGAGCGTTCCGAGCTTGCGCTCAAAAACGCCTGCGTCGAATAGTTTTTCGAAGACTGCATCCTGTGCTTCTCTGATCTGTTGAAGCGCCATGACGCGCGCTCGCTTGTCGGCAAACTCGTCGCTCGCTATCTCCCATCCAACGCGAACGATTTCGCTCATCGCATCTTGGAATTGAGATAGGGCGAGATTCAGCGTCCAGGTGTCAGCACGTTTCGCGCGTTCGGAGTGAACCGCGTTTACAAGTTTGTTGATGTAATGCCGGTCGAGTATTAGACCTTGAGCTTCAAGATGGCGGCGTATGCCTTCGCCGCTGATCATGGGGTTCTGAACGAGCAGGCTACGGACACGTTCGCGATAGTAATGCTTAGTTTTGGCGGATAAGGCAGGCATGGCAGGATGGGGAGGTTTAACTAACTCTAGCGCAGTCGCAGGAAAAGGCAATCTACTGAAGCGTTATTTCTGCTTCTTTCTCTTCTTCCCCTTCTTCGGAATGCTCGAAACGTGATGTCCGGTCCAAAAGCGGAGGACTTCGCCGTGAGTGGGACAACGAATGAGGAAATGGCGGCCGACAATACCGAGCGGGGGTTTGCGTTTTAATGGCCTTCCAACCTGGGCGTGGGGAATCAGGACTTCTTCTCCCATAAATTGAACGATGGGAGAATCAGCGCCACATTGTGGACAAGGATATGTTTTTGGCGATGCCACAAATCCGATTATATCGGCTTCGAAAGTTTTTTGAGGAAATCGGAAACCTGTTTCAAATCCTCGAAATCCCCGATAACCTCGATCCGCGCCTTCATCTTGTGCATCTGTTTGGAAATCTCAACCTCGCCGTGGATGGTCGGGTCATGCAACGCCTTCTCCAATTCCTTCTGGCTCACGGCCGGGCCGAATTTTATGGTGTAGCGTTCGATCATTGTCGTTTGGCTAATCGTTTTTGAAAGCGCCTTTGGTATCGGGCGATTCTCTTTTTGCTCCAGTGAGCGGGGAATGTTTGGCGTTCGGTGAGGACTTTCATTTCATGAAAATACGGCCGGGCGATTTATTTCCCGGCCTTTTCGCTATCCTTCGCTCTCTTCTTCTTCGGGAGCGGCCGGCGTCTCGGAAGTCTCGCTGGCTGTTGTGGAGGCAAGGTCTGAACTTGCGGGTCCAGCCGTAGATTCCTCGGGCTTCGCGGGTTCGGCTGGCTTCACATATTCAGCCTTCGCAGGTGCCGGCTGCTGCTCGGTCGTGATACCGCCGTCCGGGTGAGCAAAAAAATGATTATCTTCCATGGTGTGATTTACTCGGTTTGTCTCGACCTTTCGTCAGAATCATAGGGCTCTGATCTTGTCGGCGACCGTCCGGTTGTTCGCGGCCTGCCCTTGGAAGTATTTGGCGGCCTTCTCGCTTCCCACCGCGTTTTCTTCTTCGGCTTTAGCGGTCTGGCGCTTGGAGTCAACGATCTTCTCGGCCTCCCGGCGCTCGCGGTCGGACTCGTATTTCTCCTGGGCGGTGATCTCTTTGCCCGCGTCCTCCGCATCCACCTTCTTGATGTTCTCTTCGATAGCGTCAGCCTCGCCGTTCAACTGCTCGATCTGGGCGCGCTTCTCGGCGGCGAGCCGGAGCGAAAGGCCGGCGTGAAGGTCGTTTGTGGCCGCTTCCACTTCCTGTTTCCACGTGTATTTCCTCTTCGCCCACCATCGGGCTAATGCTCGGAACATTGATGTTTTGTTTTTGGGTTTCGACCTTAGGGGTTGCTTTCAGTATAGGAAATCTAGGGAAGGTGGCAAGTGGGGATAAATCAGCCGGCGCGATAAATCTCTTCTATCTTGAAATTTGTTTGTATAAAAGCATCGAGCTTACGAAGTGCGGCCTCAAAATTGGAGTCAAGCGCCGGCTTACGACCAAGCAATCGCGGAGGTTCCTCGTTTACACTTATGGCCATACTGGTCAGCCGCTCTTGTGCCATTCCGAGCCCAATTTCTTCAGTTTCAAGTATTTCGTAATCCAGGAGAGCCCTTGAGGCATCCGGAGCGAACACCTCAAGAACAGGACCAATTTCACGTAACACTTCAGTTAACTCGAAAACGGATTGTCCCCACTGATCGTGAAAGTACACATAGACCGCTTGTCTCTCTTGCGGATCTACGAGGAGTAATTCCGCATATTTATCACGACAGTCGATCATGGCGTTACGCAACCTAACGAGAGCATACGCCACGTCCTTACGGGGCTTTTGTTGCCAAGCTTTTTCTGATAATCCGACAATCGTTTCCCAAAATCCCATAAGAATCGCTTCGTCTGAGAATCGGTTGATTTTAACACTTCCTTAAATCAATGAATATGGACCAAAGTCTCCACGATTGCGACCGACATCAGGAATGTCAGGAAAATTACGGTGAGAAGGCGGAGGGCTGATTTGTAGCGCTTGGAGGACATCCCTTAAAGCATATAATGGCGGGGCGTTGAGTCAAGGAGAAAAACGGTGCAAGAAGTTTCTCTCATGCCCTGGTGGTGGCCGGTGCTCATCAATGTTTGGGCGCTTTTAGGCCCCTCGCTAGGTATATTTATCGGCGCTTATTTGACGCGGCGATGGCAGAGGCAACAATGGATCGCTGACAATAAGAAGCAAGAATTCAAAGACCTCTTGAGCGCTATGACGCAGGTGAATACGCTCTTGGTCAAATATGGCGGGGTGCCGAGTCCGGGCACAGAAACTAATGAAGCCGAACACCTCGTGCTGGTTTCCGAAAGCTGCCTGTTTATCTCAGACTTCCTCGAAAATTCGCAGGTCATTGGTGACTTGCTTCAGGCGCTGAGAATGTTGGAAAGTAAGAGGAACATGAATGCTTTTCTGGCCGAGTACCACAAGATCACCAATAGGATTCGCGTAGCTGCTAAGAAAGCTGCCTAATCGCATCATCTAGCGAATACGCCAGCACATATCGTCCTCCTGCCGCTTCGAGCGCCTGCTGAAACGCCTTCTGGTGGTCAGACTGCTTGCCTGTCGGAGCTTTGACTTCGATCCCCACGTACTGCCCTTTGATGACGCAGATGATATCCGGCGCTCCAACCGCGCCGAATCGGACAAACCACTTCTTGCCTTTGTGTTCGCCCCCCACCCGCCCGAGTTCTGGCGGTAGTGGAAAATGCGCTTGAGCGCGAGGTAGTCGAGGATTTGCTTTTGGATTTCAGATTCTTTCACTGGATGTAAATTGGTAAGCGCCGTGACCTAAGTAACGACAAACAAACTCTGGTAATTACCCATAATGATTAAAGATATGGGTCTTTGGTGATCTAGCTGCCTGTTTCGGGTTTTGGCATAGTAAAGCGGTGATTGACCCAGTTGACCCAGTGTGGGGTAGGCGAAATGAAGAGATTTCTAGAGAAGTTGACGGATGTACGTGATTCAGACATCTTCGGAAGGATTGAATGGTTCGCGGTGAAGGTCGGCGCGACGGTTGTTTTCCTGGTGTTCGTGGGCATGGAGGTCTTTCATGCGATCACAAAACTGGTGGGAAGATAAGTCATTGACCCTTTTTGTGGACCGGGCAGTGTCGTGCTTGAAAACGCTTCATGGAAGCGATTCCCAAAACTTCTTCTCATCTCCGCCCGACAGACGCGTCTCAAAATAGCAAAGCGCAATTCCTCTCCAGTTTTCTCTTTCGCACTGTAGACAAAGATGGCCATCTCTTTTATGACCCTCATCCCACCCCCTCGCCTTCCCTAATGCTTGCCAGAACTCGGGCATAACAAGATATGTTTCCGTGTTTGGATGAGAGGGCGAATACATGACCAGTTGATTTGGGTACGCCTGTTTGATTGCATCGTGTGCTGATGTGAGTTTCATTTCAGTAATTCGTGAAGGAGGCGAATCGTTTCCTCACTTTGCTTTTCGAGATCGTCGGCACGGAGGTTCCAGGCGGCATTGTCAGCACCCGTGATTCCAACGCCCATCGCGTTTTCCCATTGACCCTCGCAATTAACACCGAGATCAACATATTCTTTTCCTATCGCCAGCAGCACATCGGCAAGACGAAGTGGTCTTGGCCATTCTCGCCCACACGAACAGCCGTCCATTTCGTATCTCGATGGAATCGCCGCTATGCATGTTTCACGGATGAGGTTTAGTTTTTCGTTCATTCTTTTAAATATTTAGGTTTGTGGCACTCGCACTCGCAGGGCTGGTCATGCTCGAACCACTCCTTGCGCTGGACGTAGCCGTCGCAGTCCGAATGGCGTTTTGCTTTGCACTCTTGGCTCCGGAGGATGCGGTGGCGCAT